AATCTTCCGCAGATAAGCGATGAAGACCGCCACTCCGCCGAAGGGCGTGATGGCCCGCCTCGTCTCTCGCAAGATCAGCCGCTCGGTCGAGTGCAGCGCTTGAACCTCGGTCCGGACTGATTTGTCCATCGCTGTTTGCTCCATCCCTCCGTTGTCGCAAACTCACCGGCACGTTCGCTGTACTTCAACTTCGGGATTCGGGCTGAGTTGCTCGATGACGCGGCTGGCCTCGAAGGGATCAACGACGGGCCCGTCGTCGTCGCCGACTCGGATCTTTGCCAGCAACGCGCCGTCGACGTCCTGAGAATCCGGGATGGTGGTCTCCGATACGCCACGCCCCAGTTGCTTCACAATCACCTTGCGCTTCCTTTGGCGGTCGATCCACTCCTCGTCAGTCGGGAACCGCACCCGAATCGTCTTCACGTCATCCGGCGTCCGGAGGTTCACCGTCACCGGGCGGCTTGCGTCAAATACAGCAGTCTTCGTTTCCATAGAGTTTGTTCCTTACTGGCAGATGCCGTCCACGCCGCACTTCGCCACAGCGGAGACAATTCCATTGGTTGCGTCCCACATCGGCAGGCAGTCGACCGCAATCGTGACAATGCCGTCGGTCTCACCCAGTTCCGCGGTCGCGAAGGATACCTTCTGCCAGGTGATATCGAGTGCGTTGTTGGCGTCGTAGCTGAGGCCGATCACCGCCGTGCCGGTGGATTGGTTCTTCAGCTTCGTCAGTTCCGTGGAGCCGTTCTCAAACCGCGCGACGAATTTGAGCATGCCTTGCCGGTTGCCGAATTCGAGGCGGCCGCGGATGGCGCCACTCGTTCCGTCGCCTGGCGTCTGGAAACCGGAGCCCGGATAGAAGCCGCCATCCATCCGGACGTTGTTCTTCCACGAGGTTTCGAGTGAAACGATGTTCTTGTTCGAGACGTAGTTGACGCCGTTGATCGAAAGCGACAGCGATGCCGAGGGCAGCAGTTTCTCCACAGTGGCCGCCGGCATGGTGATCGCCGAAGGCTCCGTGTACTTGCCGGAGCCGACGAATTCGACGGTGATCTTCGAGTTTGCGCGGCCCGGGCCCGAGCCGATCGTGATCGTCCAGCCTTCCACCACGCAGCCGACGGCCATGCGATCGACCACCACGCCGGCGCCCGGGCGGATCTGCTCGACGAAGCTGAAGTACGGCAGTTCCGCCGAATCGCCATTTGCCGGCATGAGCGGCGTGCACGTGTAAGTGAGGTTGGGAAGCGTTCCGGATTTGACGACCTTGCCGAGCCCGTACGCCATTGCCCAGGCGCCGATCTCCGCGCCGAGGTACTTTTCGAGCGTTCCGTTCACGTCCCAGGAGGTCTGGAACGATTGCGTCGGGAACTCGTGGCCTTTGCCGAACTCCTCGGCGTCATTCTCGGTGTTGAGCTTTGGATTCGCGAGCGCAGCGTTCAGCTTCCGCAACTGCCACATCTGCACGGCGGTGTTTGCCGTCGCGATGTCGGCCTGCTTCTGCTTACCGAAGCAGATCTGAAGTTCTTGAAGTCTCGTCGTCGACATGGTTTTCTTTCTCCGGTGGCGGGCACTGGCTCCAGCCAGCGTTCATCAAGGGCACGAGCACGGTGGGCGACGCCTCGACTTCGCGTGGTTCGCCCAGCCCGTGCGGGGGCAGCATCCAAACGGTTTCAGTCATCTCCCATCTCCGTGAATGTCAGCGGCACTTCGAAGTAATCGAGCCCCTCCGCGTCGGTCTGCCGCTGGATGAGGGGCAAGTCCATCGGGTGGCAGGACGGATGCACGGTGGTGTAGAGCATCGGCGCGGCGCGGGACGCCGGGGTGCCCTTCGTGATCAGCCGGAACAGACGGTAGTAGGCGGTCGGCGGATCGCCGTCGAAGGTTTCGGGCGCGCGCAGGTACAGCGTGACCTGGTGCTTCCAAACATCGACGGTGCCGAAGCTGCCCGGCTGCGTACCCTGCCAGACGGCCATGATGCCCGGCGCCGGCATCGTGTGAATGGCGTTGGCGAGGCTTGATCGCTTCGGGTACTGGTCATGGTAGGCGTAGATGCGCTCGGGATCGCCACCCATTTCCGCAACGAGGTCGGGGATGTCCCGAAGCAGCGTCACCAGGCGATCGACCAGTTCCGAGGGATCAATCATCGTTGTTTGCCGCCCAGCAGTCGTTCGATCACCATCCGTGGTTTCATTTAGATCAGAATGCGGCGTGTTGCCTCAGTCACCGCCGCCCGGTTCTTGGGCGACAGCACCACCCAAGGCTCGATCTTCTGGTTGATCCAAGCCTTGATGCGGTCCTTGCGGGTGCTGAGGCTCGCCTTGGCCTTGTTCTCGCTCACGGTCCGGACCATGAAGTTCCGCAGCATGTCGCCGGTGAGCGACAGCGTGCGGCGGTTACCCCTGCCGAGCTTTGTCTTCCGGATGGCGTAGCGTTTGGTGAGCGGCTTGGCCGGGCTGTCAGCGGGGCCCTGCGCGGCAGACAACCGGTTCTTCACGGCCGCCACGCCGGCGTTGCCTACCTTGAACATCTGGTTCTGGCGGAAGTTCAGCAGGTCGAGCCGGAGTTGTTTCTTCTGATAGACCCGAACCGTCGCCATCGCTACACCTGCCGCATCCGCAAAACGGCGCTTCCGCTCGTGTCTGCCTCGATCTCGAACACCTTGTAGGTGGTGCCGTCGATCACTATCTCGTCGCCTCGTAGCGGGGCAGCCGACAAGTCAGCCAGCCGAACGAAAAGCACTGCGTAGACGCCGGGAGAAGCATCTTCGGGTTCTCGCGTGGATTCGAACACTACTCGGATGGTGGTCTGCCCGCCCGCCTGCGGCAGGTACGTGACGTCCTTGCCGAAGACGCGCAGGCAGGCCTCGTCCAACCGGACTGTCGATTCCGCGAAGCTCATCAGGCGATGAACGCACCGTTGAGCCGGACGCGCCCCGTGGCATCACCATCGGCCGCGGCCTTCACCGCCACACCGATCAGCTTGTTCGTGCCGACCGTCTTGGTGATGCGCTTGTTGGTGTTGTCCCAATAGATGAGGGCACCTTGGCTGAAGCCGGTGCTGGCACCCGTCTCGCGCGTGAGGTCGAAGACGCCGGCGAGCTGAAACTCGCCTTCTTCGCCGTTGCCGTAATCGTTGGCCGCGACGCCGAAGACAGAGCCGACCAGCGCCCCGCCGCCGGAGCTGACGGCATAGGGCGCAGTGAGCGTGAGGGTTTCACCCTTCTGTACGTAGTTCTTCATGTCCTGTTCTCCTCAGCTGCCGACGTTCTTCTGCATCCCGCGCCAGTCGATGGCCTTCGCCCCGAAGTCGAGGCGCGCCTTGATTTCGACGCCATCCACATCGAAGCCCTGCCGCGTCTCGATGTACACTCCGTCCTGGCCTTCGAGGTAGGCGTACTCCACGGTGTCGATCTGATCCGGCGAGGCAAAGAGGTACCAAGCCGCCGTGCTGGCTGCATCGAGGCGCGGCTCCGCAATCGGCGTCAACGCTCGGATGTATTCCGGCACGACGTTCGAGGATTGCGCCGGCGCGAGGTTCGAGGCGACGAGTTGGAACGCCGTCAGTTGCAGGGCCACGGGGACCGCGAGGTAGCGCGGCTGAATGTTCAGTACCGTGACGCCGTCGAGGCCCTTCTGCTTGGCCATGGTCGCCATGCCGCCGCCGAGCCCCGTCAGTGCCAGAGCACTCGTGCCGCCCGAGTTGAGGTTCGCGTGCGTCGCATGGAAGAGCGCCACACTGTCGCCCATGTTCGGGTTGCCGGTGATGATGCCCCAGACCGTATCGCTCTCAAGGGTGGCTGCGGCCACGCCGAAACCAGCTGGGATGCGAGTGAACGCGCTCAGGTCGTCGTTGATGATCACCTGACGGGTAATCGAGACGATCCGGCCATAGGTGGCGAGCTTGTATGTCTCCTTCGATTCCGCGATCGAACCGTGGGTGAACTCGCCCTTCTCGTTGACCTTCTGCAGGCTCGGCGCCTCACCGAGTTGCACCGCGTTGATGTTCTTGAAGTCCACCGCCGAGCGCCGGCGCGAGAACGGCAGGAACGTGCGCGGGTAGGCCTCATACGCCTGACGCAGCGTCTTGTTGGCGACGTCGGCGAGGATGTTCGGGAAGTCGGAAGTCGAGAGCGCGAGCTTCGCCACCTCGTGACGTGTCTTGCGGCGGGTGCCGGTTCCGGCGGCCTCCAGGCACTCCTTCGCCAGATCGAGCAGCGTCTGCCCCGTCCAATCGCGACCGAGGTCGTCGTGGAGCGGGAATACAGCCGGATCGTAGCGGTGCAACAGCGCCGCAGTGATGCCCGCGCGGCGCGTGTCGGCTTGGTCACGCGTCACCACGGCGGCGGCACTGCGGATCGGCGTGGCCTCGCTGCGGTTGGCCAGTTCGTCCAGCGCAATCCTGCGGAATTCCTCGAGCGAGGTGCCCGCGCCAACATGCTGCGCGACCAACTTCGCGTCGAGGCCCGCGGCGCGCCCGGCTTTTTCCAGTTCCTGGATGCGCGTGCGCTCGGCCAACGCTGCGGCCTTGCGCTCGGCATCCATATTGATCTCGGCGCGGGCCTGTTCGCCCGTGTCGATGACAGTGGTTTCGTCCATCGTCTGCTCCTTTGGGCTTTCGGCCCGTCCAAATCGAAATCCAGCGCCCGGGTCGGCGCCGATGGGCACCAGCGAGATCTCCTCCGGCTCCCAGTCGGTGACGAGCACCTGGCGCAAACTCGCGCCTTGCGGCGTCACATCCTCGACGGCGTGAATCGCGACACCCATGGAGGCATTGCGCAGAATGCCGTCCTGCACGTCTTGCCAGATCGGATCCACGTCGGCGCGCTTCGAGAAGCGGATCGTCGCTTTCCCGTGTCCGTTCTCGACCCACGCGTTGGTGATCACGCCAATCACGTCATCCACAGTGAAATCGCGGTGGGAGTTCAGCAGCGGCGCCGATCCGCTCGCCATGCGACCCATGCGGATCGCGCCCGGCTCCATGGAGAAGCGCATCTCGAAGGCGCCACGCCCATCAAAGCGGCGCACGGAGGCGCCGGTGTACCAGGTGAGCGTTGCGGTGCGGTCTTCGCGCCCGGCTGGCGACAGCGCTTCGAACTCGGCCGCCAGCCGTTCGCGGGTGATCTGTTCTGTCATTGGTTCAGTTCCTTCTGTTGCGTGCCGGTCTGGGTTACTCGCCGCGGATCGCAGTCGAGGATGATGCCGCGCTCATCGAGTACCCGGTTGATCTCGGCGATCTGGTCGAGTTGCGCGTCGGGGTCATAGCCCTGTTCTGCGATCGCCTGGCGCAGGGTGAGCGTTCCTGTGCGCAGACGGTTGAGTGTCGCGACCGAGTCCTTGTAGGGGTCGACGCTGCCGAATCCCGGTGGCGTCCACTCAGCGGGGACGGGGTCTGGATCATTGATGAAGCCGGCGACACTCGCAATCTGTGCGAACCGCTGCCACACCGGCGTGCAAAACATCGGGATGAAGGTCAGCCACCGGAAACCCTCAACGCCGTTGCGAAAGCTGAGGAGCCCGGCCCGGTAGCTCGAATAGTTCACCCGGGAGAGGTCGCCGGTGAGTTGCTCGTAGGTCAACTGGAGGCCCGTCGCGATTTGCGCCTGCTTCGCGGCGATGAAGTCGCGATAGCCAGCCGACGCCGACGGCGCTGCAAACGAAATCTCTTCGCCGGGCTTGAGGTACTCGATCATGCCGGGTTCGAAGCTCTCGACTCGCTTGCCCGTGGCAGGATCCGGCGTCGCCGGCGCAATCGTTGGTCCTTCCGGTCCCTGCGGCTGCGTGACGAACGCAGCAAAGCATGCCTCGATCTTCTTCCGGACCAGCTCGGCTTCCTCGTACTCGTCGAGATCGCGGAGCGTGACAATGGCGGGCGCCAACCACGGCACCCCGCGGACCTGGCCGGGCCGGTCCTTCCGATAGACATGGAGAACCTCGGACGCTGGCACGCGAACGGACTGCAAACCGAGGCCTCCCCGGACTCCGGTCTGCACGATGTCGCCCGGGTGCTGCCCGAAGAGCCAGTAGTAGACGCGCCGCCCGACCAGGTCGAACTCTACGCCCTGGATGATGTAACCGGATGCCGTCTTCTGCGTCTTCGCTTGGTCAAGGAAGTCCGGTTCCAGCACCTGCAACTGCAGCGGGATCGCCAAACCGTCTCCTGCACGGCGTTGCCGGAAGCGAACCAGGCACTCGCCGCTCTCGAATACGGTCCTTGCCACAAGCGCCTGGATGCCCGAGAAGTCGAGTTGCCCATCCGCATCGCATTGCTCCGCCCAAACGGACCAGGCTTCGTTAATTTGCCGGTCCCGGTCAGGACTTCCGCTGCGTGCCTGCACGGTGATGCCGGTGCCGACCGCATTGCCAACGATCTCTGCCACCGCCCGTGCCGCGTACGCGTTATTCCGGATCAGATCCCGCGAGCGTTCCCGCAGCTTCGACAGCGCCATGCCGATTTCCGCGTTGGCCGAGTTGCCAGCGGTCACCCATCCGCCAGTGCGCCGGTCATTGCGCGCACCTTCATACGCCAGGCGCACCAGATCTGCGGCCCGGCGCGCGCGCAAACGGCGCAGTCCCGCCTCCGGCGAAACCCAGGTGATCGCTTGGTCGAGCCAGTTCATCCTTTTGACGTTTGGGCGAAGCTGAAACGGTCGGTGCTCGTGCCGGCGGAAGCGCTGATGCTCTCCTTGATCACGGCGCGTGCCTGCAGCAGCTCATCCATGGAACGGTAGGTCACCGTGCGATCGCCGAAGCGAACGGTCAACTCACCGCTGGCGATCGCGGCTTCGATGGCATCCAACTGCTGCTGCGTCCAAGCCACCTACGTCCGCCTCCGCTTGAAGTAGAACGTCGCGCGGGTACCGAACTCCCGGACGACAGATACGAGTTCCCACCCTTGGGCGCCATGCTCAGCGAGCAACTCCGCCGACTCCGCGTCGCCTGTGACGACGAGGTATTCCCAGGCGCCCACCTGAGCCTGCGTTTGACTGCGTACTTTCATCGCGACAACCAGTTCTTTCTCCGGTCACCGAGCCACCGCACGCGATCGGGATCGTCGTCGGGCACCGGCAGCGGACGCCCAGTGGCCAGGATCCGGTCGGCTTCGTTGTCGAGCGACAGCCCCATCGAGATGAGCGCCCGCAGAGCGGCGTAGGCATACACGCGCGCATCCAAGGCTTCCTGCCGAACGCCCGGCTTCGGCCGCCATTCCCGCTTCGGCTGGCCCTTCGCGTAGGTCGTGACCAGCACCTCACCAAGAAGCTGCTCGAAGTAGGTCTCCGTGCGCTCGGCCGGAAAGTGCGAGTATCCTGGCGTTCCGGGCGTCGGGTTCTTCAGCCGGCCATAGACCGTCTCCTTGGCCGTATCGGTGCCGACAATCCAGGGCTTCTCACCGCGAATGTTCTTCGACGTCGGCTTTCGTTGCCAAACCGGCAGCGGCCCGCCCTTGCCCTTTACCGCGAAGATCCGCCGGTGATAGCGCGTCCGGCAGAACTCATAGACGGCCTGCGACTCGTACCCTGCGTCGATCGCGCAAGCGGCAACGGGCAGCGAGATGCCGGTCTCATGGGGCCATCGGCGTTCGAGGTAGGTATCCAGTTCCTGCCAAACCAGCGCTCCGGAAGGATCGCCGGGCAGCACTCGGTATTCGATCGACCAGTTCTCCTCACCTCGGCCCCAGCCGACGAGTTCCATCTCGAGGCGGTCCTTTTGGACGTCGACACCGACGGTCAACACCACCGCGCCGAACGGAACGGCCGCGCGGTAATGCTCACGGCGCGCCATGACAGTCGCCTGATCAACCGACGTTTCCGCGGCGTCGTCCCATGGCTCCGCCAACACGGTGTTGACGAACTCCCGCAACGTCTCGATCGACTGCTTGTCGACGAGGAACTTCTTCGCCAGTGCGCCCCACTTGCGCCACGGCGAGTACAGCCCGTTGATCCAGAAGCCCGCGACGTCGGTGACTTCCGGCCGCGCTGCGCGCCACTCTCCAGCCTTCAGCATCTGGTGCTTCTGCCAGTCGTGGATCATCCGCGCGCAGTGTTCGCAGCGGTACTCGGCCTTCTCCGGCGCATCCTTCGGCCAGACGAGGTTGCCCCACGCGAGCACCTGGTAGGCACCGCAGTGCGGGCATGGCACCCAGTAACTCTGCTGGTTCGAGTTCAGCCACGCATGTTCAATGCGCGACGCGCCCTTGGTGGTCGGCGTCGAGCACAACACCACCTTTCGATTCCAGAAGTTCGCCGTCCGCGTGATGGCGAGGTTGACCGGATCGCCTTCACTGCCGGCGCTCGCCGGATACCGGTCCACCTCGTCGAGCAGGCAGTAGCGAATCGACCGCATGGCAAGGCCCGCCGGCGAGTTCGCGGCGGCCAGCGTGATGCTGCCGCCCAGAAACTTCTTGTGCAGGATCGTGTTGTTCGAATCGCGCGACCGTGCATCCGCCACCTTGCCGCCCAACGACGGCGTATCGCGCAGCATTGGGGCAAGCCGGTCCTTGGAGAACGCCTCGGCATCGACCTCACGCGGCTCTACCAGCAGCACCGGGCCAGGATCCAGCTCGATCACGTAGCCGAGGAAGTTCTCCAAGAGCGAACTCTTGCCCGACTGCGCCGCCCACATCATGACGATCGTCTCGAAGGGGCTGTTCGGGCCCATCGCGTCCATCACCGCGCGCTGATACGGCGCCCGGTCCGTGCGCCATTCGCCTTTCTCTGCCGCGGATTCCGACGACAGCCGCCGGTTCTGGTCCGCCCACTCGGAAACCGACAGATCGGGCGGAGGCGCCAGCACCTCGGCCGCCAGAATCTGGATCTCTTCAACGCGCATACTGCACTTCCGACCGCAGATCGTTGATCAATGCGCGCGCCTCGCGCAAAATCGCCTCGCGCACCTGACGTTCGTCCGTCAAAGCTGCCACTTCGGGCGCCAGCCGGTTTGGCCAGGCGAGGATCCGGTCCACGATCAGCCGCAGAACCGCCGACCAGCGCTGCTTAACGAGCTCCGCTTCGACCAGCTTGCCCATCCGGACGTCGTATTCCATCTTTCGCAGCTTGGCCTT